GCCGTGCCCGAGTGGCGGTGGGGACGCCTGCACGCGGTCACATTCTGGCGCGTCGTGGAGGAGATGCCGGACGGCGCGCGGCTGCTCCACTTGGAGCGCCACGAGCCAGGCTGGATACTGCACGGCCTGTACCGCGGCCGTGATGGCCAGCTAGGCGACCCTATANACCTGACCGCNCACCCTGAAACCGCCCGGCTAGCGCCGGCGGTCGAAACGCGGCTGTCTCGGTGCACCGCCGTCTACGTGCCGAACATGCGCCCGAACCGCGAATGGCGCAGCCACCCGATCGGCGCGCACTTGGGACGGTCAGACTACGCGGGCGCTGTGCTGGGCCTGATGGACGCGCTGGACGAGACCTGGTCATCGTGGCTGCGGGACATCAGACTCGGCAAGGCCCGGCTCATCGTGCCCCGCTCCTATCTAGCAGACCAAGGGCGCGGACAGGGCGCGACCTTCGACCTGGACCGCGAAGTGTACGAGGAGGTCGCAGCCCTAGAAGGCGAAGGGCTTCAAATCGAAGCCCACCAATTCGCGATACGTGTCGCCGAGCATCGCGAAACAGCCGCCGAGCTGCTCTCCGCGATCCTGCGCGCTACCGGATACAGCGCGCAAAGCTTCGGGCTGACCGGGGACGTGGCGATGACCGCTACCGAGGTAGCTGCGCGTGAGCGCCGCTCACTGACCACCAAGGCCCGCAAGAGCCTGTACACGCGGACCCCGCTCGCCGACGCGGTGGAAATGCTGCTAGAGCTGGAAGCCGCGCTGTTCAGGTCGCCGGTGCCGCCAGAGCGGCCGACGATCGAGTTCGGGGATTCGATCAGCCCTGACATTCAGCAGCTCGCGCAAACCGCTGATCTTCTACGCCGCGCGGAGGCGGCGTCAGACGAGACCATCGTCCGGCTGGTGCACCCGGACTGGGGCGACGCGCAGGTTGCTGAAGAGGTACGCCGGATCGCGGACGCGCGGGCGGTGGAAGATCCTTTGATGCTTCGCCCGGACACGGGCGGGGGTGAGGGTGCCGATGGGGGCGGGGCCGATGGGGACCTCGCCCCCATCGATAGCTGAAAAACGCGGTCGAGGAGGTCCCGATGGTGGATCAGGATCTCCTCGACCGCATCGCCGCGACCGTAGCCGACCTCTACCAAGAGGTAGAGGTTGCGCTCATCCGCACCATCGCCCGCCGGCTACGCGACGACCTCGGGGAATCCCCCTACCAAAGGGGCAAACTCGACGCCATCGCATCCTTGCAGCGCTCCGCGCGCCTCATCCTCGCCACCCTCCAAGCCACGAGGGATGAGCGCATACGGCAAGCCATCGTAGACGCATACCGGCACGGGTGGTCCGCCGCAACCGACGACCTACCCGAACGCTGGTATCCCCGCTCTGGCGTCGGCCGGGCTGCGCGGCGGGCGCGAGAAGCCATCCCGAACGTGGCGGTGGTGGAGCGCCTGGCAGCCGCGGTGCACCAGGACATAGGACGGCTTGACTCCAACATCCTCCGCGCCCCCATAGACGCCTACCGCGCCGTCCAAGCCACCACCGCAGCCAGGATCGCGACCATCGAGAGCCGGAGGCAAGCCGCGCAAGCTGCGTGGCAAGCCCTGGTAGACCGGGGGATCGTGGACTTCCGTGACCGTTCTGGCCGCCGCTGGCGGTTGAGCAGCTACGTGGAGATGGCCTCCCGNACTAATATCGCCCGCGCCGCGACACAGGCTCAAGCCGACCGGCTGGCCAGCATCGGCCACGACCTTGTGATCGTGTCCAACGCGCCCCAGGAGTGCAAACTCTGCCGCCCCTGGGAGGGGCAGGTGCTGGCGTTGCGCGGCCCCGCGGGGCGGCGCGAGGTAGAGCACGCCACCACAGGCACCAAAATGATCATCGACGTGGTGGCGACGCTTGACGAGGCACGCCGCCGCGGACTCCAGCACCCNAACTGCCGGCACAGCGTCAGCGTCTACCTTCCTGGCGTCACGCGGCAGCCAACCCGCACCGCGGACCCGGACGGAGACGCGGCACGCCAGCGTCAACGCGCGATCGAACGGCAAATCCGCCGGTGGAAAGAGCGTGAAGCGGCAGCGCTAACCGATGAGGCCAAGCGTGCCGCACGCCGCAAGATCCGCGATTGGCAGGCGCGGATGCGGCAGCATCTCGCAGACCACCCCGACCTGAAGCGATTGCGCTACCGCGAACAGGTCGGCGCGGGAAACATCCCACCAGGCGGGCGCGCACCCGGCGGCCCCGCGGGCGTCCTGACACCGCCCGAGCAACTCGCCATCTAGCGGCACCACGCGCGTACAGCTTTGANCACTCGCCGGGCTTGGGCCGCGTCGATTCGCGCATCACCGCCGGACAGCGCGCGCACGGTGTACCTGGTGATGTTCCCCCGGCCTTCGGGGTTGAGGAGCCTGTCGCAAACGCCGCGGCCGCGGCGTACCGCGCGCTCCTCGTGAACCGCTAGACCAGGGTCGATCTCCTCCAGCGCTGCTAGATAGGCGGCGCGCTGCGCAGCATCGGGAGTAGGCACCGGGCGGCGCTCACCCACAGCGGCTGCTGCGACCGGCGGCCGCGGCGTAGCCGAGACAACAGCCCGGCTGTCTCGCCCGGCCGCATCCCCGTCGTTGATGATCCCGATGAATACCGCGCCAGCGAACACAGCCCCAGCCGCCATGCCGATTACGGCGAGCGGATTACGCCGACGAGAGTGGAGCGGCTGGGGGGAGGTGTAGGGCGGCGGTAGCTGCTGATACCTGTTTCGCGTCTCGTACATAGGCTTGTGCATAAGCCCACAGATTACAACAACCCGGAAGATCGTTTGCTGGAATCCGCCGGGGGGACAAAGCCGCCAGGCGCGGCCCCTTCCCCCGGCTTCCCCATACCCATCCCGGCTAGACGCCGGGACAACTATGCACCCTGGGAGGGCCTGCATGCGTCTCGTTACCCCTTTGCCGACGACGCCGGGAGCGATCATCGGCTACCACACCGACGGACGCCCTATCCGCCTCATCGGCGGAGGCTCTGAAGACGCCACGTCTGATTCACCGCCCGACGGGCAGACCGGCATGCCGCAGGACGGCACGCCTCACCCGGAGGAGGACAAGCGGCAGGCACACGCCGATGAGGACCCCGCTGCCACTATCGCACGCCTCGAACGCGAGGTGCGGGAAGCACGGGCCGAAGCTGCTAAGACCCGGGTCAACGCGAAAACCCAGGCCGCGGAACAGGCCAGACAGGACCTCGCTAAACAGATCGGTAAAGCCCTTGGCCTGGTCAAGGAAGGCGACGCCGCACCCGATCCGCAAAGGCTCGCCGAGCAGCTCGCCCAAGAACAAGAACACGCACGCCAGGCCCGCGTCGAGTTGGCCGTGTACCGCGCCGCGGGGCGCGCTGGCGCTGACCCTGACGCCCTGCTGGATTCCAGGGCCTTCCTCGAAGGTTTGAAGGACATTGATCCCGGTGACGAAAAGGCGGTCACCGACGCCATCAGAAAGGCCATGGAGAAGAACCCGCGGCTGCGCGCTAACCCCGCACCTGCCGCGTCCGGCGCGCCTATGGGCAACACGCAGGCTAATCCGAAACCGAAAAATCTTGAGGCCGCTGTCGCGGCCCGCTACCGAAAGTAGGAGGGACCCATGGCCGTCACCCTCTCCGAGGCCAAAAACAACGCCATTGATGATATCGATGTCGCCGTCATCGACGAATTCCGCAAGGAATCCGTCATCCTTGACACTCTCGTGTTCGACGATGTGGTGAATCCCGCGGGGGGCGGCGACACCCTCACCTACGGATACCGTAGGCTGATCACACAGCCCACCGCGGCGTTCCGCACGCTCAATAGCGAGTACACCCCTCAGAACGTCACCACGCAGCGTTACACCGTGGATCTCACGGTGCTTGGTGGATCGTTCGAGGTCGATCGGGTTATCGCCCGGATCGGCCCCGCCGCTTCCGGCGCGGTCGCGCTGAACATGGCGCAGAAGATCAAGGCGACTCGGACCCTCTTCCAGGATACTGTCATCAACGGTGACGTCGCCGCGGACCCGGATGGATTCGACGGTCTCGATAAGGCCCTCACGGGCACGAGTACGGAATTCCGCGCCGACGAGGTGACGGACTGGACCGATTTCGATACTGATCCGCGCGCCGAGCACAAGGCGCTCGACGCCATCGACGAATGGCTCTCACTGCTTGACGGCACGCCGACCGTCATTCTCGGCAACCGGCGGGCGCTTGCCCGTGTCCGCGCCGCCGCGCGCAGGGCAGGCATGTACACCCGTAACCCGGTCGAGGGGCTCGTCGGCCAGGATGGGCGGCCTGTCGTCCGCGAGACCTACGGCGGGATTGTTTTCGCCGACCCTGGCGACAAGGCGGGAACCACCGACCCGATCATCCCTATCGAGACGCGCACCGTTGACGGCACGGAGGTTACGGGCCTCACCGACCTGTACGCCTACCGGGTTGGTCTCGACGGTTTTTGCGGCGTGTCCACTATCGGGGGTCAGCTTGTGCGGCAGTGGCTTCCCGATTTCGACTCTCCGGGGGCGGTCAAAAGGGGCGAAGTCGAGCTTGGTCCGGTCGCCGTTGCTCTGAAGGCGACTAAGGCCGCCGCGGTTTTCCGGAATATCAAGGTCGCCTAAAAAAAAAGGGGGGGGGGCTGTTCATGAACGACACCCCGAATGGCGAAGTCCGGAATAGGGCGGACGCCCCCGCGGTCACCGTACGCACCGAGGACGGGGCTCGGCCGCTTGACGATGTGCTAGACGACCTTGGCGGAGGGGGCGCGCCGAGCTGGGACGACATCACAGACAAGCCGTCCACCTATCCGCCATCGTCGCACACCCACTCTGCAAGCCAGGTAACCGGCCTGGCTGCGGTGGCCACCAGCGGGGATTACACGGACTTGTCCGGTACGCCCGCGATCCCGTCATCTCCGGGGGATATCGGCGCGGCTCCGGCGTCGCACTCGCACAGCGGGCTCATGGCCGGAGACGCGCCGGACGTGCCTGACAGCACAGCCGCGGACATCGAGACGGTGGTCAACGACCTGAACGCTGTCATCGCGGCCCTGCGCGCTCGGGGGGTGCTCGCATGATCTACCGGATCACCACGCCAGCGCCCGGCTACAACGGCACCATCCTTGGCGTGCTCTTCGCTGACGGCACCGCCGAAGCCACCGGCCTGCCGCCGGCCACCCTCGCGTATTTCCGCCGCCACGGGTACACGGTCGAAGCCGTGGAGCCCGGCGAGCACGCTGCGAGCGGACGGCGGCGTAAACGGGAGGCAAGCCGTGACCTACGCGACGACTGACGATCTAGAACGGTACCTCTCCCCCACGCCACCGGACGCCGATTTGCTGCTCACACGCGCATCCCGCCTCATCGACCGCCTGCTGACCAGCGCGGTCTACGAGGTAGACGACACTGGGATGCCGGTGGATGAGCAGATCGCGGCCGCGTTGCGTGACGCGACCTGTGAGCAAACCGTGGCGTGGATCATGGGCGGAGAGGACGGCACAGGGGCCGCGTCAGAGTACACGTCGGTCACGATAGGCAGCGTCAGCCTAGCGCGAGCGTCGGGCGGCGCAGGGACGGGCAGCGGAGGGCCGTCCGCGGCCCGCCCCGCGCCCCAGACGTTGCTCATCCTCCAACAGGCTGGGCTGCTGGGTCACGCTCCGAGGGTGGTGTGATGGGTGCGATCCCCCGGTTCATGTTGCGTCACGTGGTGACGGTGGAGCCCTATCTCGGCCGCGGGGCGCACGGCCCAATCTACGGCCCACCCGTCGCAACGCCCGCGTTCGTCGATGAGTCCCGCCGTCTTGTGCGCGACGCGACCGGCGAGCAAGTCGTATCTGAAGCCCGCGTATTCGCGCCCCGCGAGACGGTCTGTCCCACTGGGTCGCGAGTCACGCTCCCCTCGGGACGCACCGCTTACGCGCTTGCAGTATCCGTGCGGGATGGAGGCGGCCTGCCTACTCCGGATCATTTGGAGATAGCGCTCACCTGATCGTTCGCGGGAAGGGGGTGAAGGTGTGCCGCAACGGGCGTCTCTCACCCTCCGCACAGCAAATATTCGGCAAGCTGAGCGCGCGGCCGCGGCGCGCGGTCTGAAACTCGCCGCCGAACACCTACTGCAAACCTCCCGCGCAATCGTGCCCATCGAAGAGGGCACATTGGAGCGGTCGGGAGTAGCGAGCGTCGATGAGCCGGCGCTGCGCGCGGCCGTGGCGTATGACACGCCGTATGCCGTGCGGCAGCACGAGGATTTGACGTTGCGCCATGATGCGGGGCGGACTGCCAAATACCTAGAACGGCCGATGCATAGCGAGCGGTCTACGATGCTCGCTCTCATCGCGGCGGAAATCCGGAGGGAACTCCAATGACCCTCTTGGAGGAGTTTGCCTATCTCGCCGCCGAGCTTGGTCTTGGCACGTATACGCCGGACGCGCCGGGCGGGACCATTTACACCGCGCTACTGCCGCCAGACCCCGACATCTGTATCGCTATCGCCCGCTACGGCGGGACTGAGTCGCTGGTAACGGATGACTTCGACCAGCCGTCGATACAAATCCGGATACGTGGGTCCGCGGCCGACACCCGTAACGCCGAACACCTCGCCGAACACGTCTACAAAGCGTTTCACGGGCTTGGGCCGCGCGCTCTGGCCGGGGGGAGCACGCTGGTTCTGGCCGTGTGCACCCAGTCAGGCCCGGTGTATATCGGCCCTGATCAGCTGGGGCGACATGAGTACACCGTGAATATACGGTGCGAACTTCGCAAGGAGTGATTTTATGGCTCAGGTTAAGATCCCCGCGCGGGACATTATCGTCGAAGTGGAGTCGTCCACCCCGGACGAGTGGCTGCCGGTAGAGCACCTGTCATCCGTCACCCCGGACAGGTCTGCGAATGAGGCGGTCGCCGACACGACGGATTATGACAGCCAGGGCGTGTATGAGCAGCTCATCATGCAGCGCGGGGCGACCCTGACTCTTGAAGGCCAAGAGATCAAGGATGATAGCACCGGGGCGCTGCCTCCCGGCCGGGCTCGCCTTGAAGAGCTGGCTGGTGAGGACAAGGTGGGACATGCGTCGCTCGGCCGTATCCGTTTCCGCCACCCCATGGACGGCGATTGGCGCGTGTGGACGTGCACCGTCACTCTCGGCGCTTCTGGCGGCGCTGTGAATGACGTATCCGCTTGGGCGGTGACCATCACCAAGTCCGGTCCGACGACGACCATGCCTGTGGATTCAGGGGGCGGCGCGTGACAGACCGATCGTGGGTAGCGGCTGAGGACTACGACGGCCCGATCGATCACGACTTTGACGCAGCGTGGGCAGAGCGTAACCCCAAGCGCATCAAGGTGCTCGGCCGCGTCTACACCTTGCCTGCTGAACGCCCGGCGAAAGTCATGATCCTTCTCGCGCGTGAAGAGGTATCACGCACCCGCACCGGGAAGCGTGACATCAAACTGCTGGAAGAGATCCTGAGAGTGATGCTCACCCCAGACGGGTATCAGCAGATGCTTGACGATGGTGTGAGCATTGAGCAGCTCGCCGATATCGTCACCTACTGTATGCGCGCCTATAACACCGAAGGTGACAGCACGGGGGAAGCCTAACCCCCCGACACGGGGGGGATGACCGTTGGCTCCGCCTCATCGTCAAATACTGGGCACTGCTGGAAGCCGACTTCCAACGTGAATACGGCATCAATGTTGTCGAGGCGGTCCACGCTGGCATGACGTGGCGGCGCTTCTGCGTCCTGCTTGCCGGGCTGTCTCCTAATAGCGTGTGGCGCACCACCGCATCTCGTGAACCTGAAATCGCCACCGGTGAACGCGCGCGCCAGCTCATCGAAAACCTCTAACGCGCCATAGAAGGGGGGAGGTGCCATGGCGCTTTCCCTCGGTGAACTCAACGCCATCATCGCTGCCGATGACCGCGGGTTCGCTAGCACACTCGACGCCGCGGGCCGCACCCTAACCGATCTCCAGGGCGAGACCAGCCAGGCTATGGCGGATGTCGAACGGTCCGTATCCCAAGCCATGGCAGCTGTCGCCCGCGACCTGGGCACAGGCTTCGACGCGGACGCAGCTTTGGCCGATATCGACCGGCTCGTGGCCGAGTTTGCCCGCGAACTCGACGAGATGGACGACATCGCCGACCGCGCCGGGCGGCAAGCCGGTGAACGCCTCACAGACGGGTTCCGGCGCGGCGCGGGCGACGCCGGGGCGGCCGCGCGGGACGCGGGCGAGACCGCTGGAGGCCAGTTCGGCGACGGAGTGGACACAGGCGGACGCGGCCGTATGTCTGGTGTCGCGTCTGGGCTGATGGGCGCGCTGAAAGCNGCNCCGTGGCTTGCCGCGGGCGCGGCGGTCGGCGCGGTGCTCATGGATGGCATCGCGTCCGCCATGGACGCTCAAAAAGCCCGCCAAAAGCTGTACGCTCAGATCGGCGCGACCGAGCAAGAGATGGCAAAGCTCGGACGTGTCGCCGGCGAGGTCTATTCGGCTGGATACGGCGAGGGCCTGGAGGATGTCACCGAGGCGCTGCGCGGTGTCATCCAGAACATCGATGGCATGCGGGACGCAAGCGAGGAATCGCTTGCCGAGATTTCCAAGCGTGCCATGGACACCGCCACGATCCTTGACGAGGATGTCGGGCAGGTAACCCGAGCTGTGGCGAAGGTCCTCCGCACTGAGCTTGTTTCTTCGGCCGACGAGGCATTCGACATTATCGTCCGCGGCGCTCAGCTCGGCGGGAACGAAGCTGAGGATCTACTCGACACTTTCAGCGAATATTCGACGATTTTCCGCTCCATGGGCTTGTCCGGCGAGCAAGCTATGGGGCTCATCGTGCAAGGTTTGCGCGCGGGCGCGCGGGACGCAGACGTCGTCGCGGATGCGATTAAAGAGTTCACGATCGAGGCGGTCGCTGGCGGCGACCGTGTCAAGCAAGGCTTCGAGTCTCTTGGTCTCGACGCCGATAGGATGGTCGCGAAATTCGCCAAAGGCGGCCCCGAAGCAGCCAAAGCATTCGACCTGGTCTTGGACAAGCTCCGGGAGATCGAGGACCCAGCGGAGCGGAACGCCGTCGCGATCGAACTGTTCGGGACCAAGGCTGAAGATCTCGGGAATGCGCTTTATGCGCTTGACCCGAGCGCCGCGGTAGAAGCCCTTGGCCAAGTAGGGGGAGCGGCTGAAAAAGCAGGGGATACCCTGCATGACACGGCGGCGAACAAGCTCGAATCGTTCAAGCGATCCATCCAGACAAACCTGGTTGATTTTTTCGGCGGGACAGTCATCCCCGCGCTTGAACAGTTCGGGGAAAAACTCAACTTCGACGCCCTGGTTGAAAAAATCCAACCCATCGTCGAGAAGATCAAGGGCTTTTTCGAAGACGTCTTCTCCACGATCGAAGAATGGGTCGCCGAGAATCAGGGCACGATCGAGGAATGGACCACGACAATCGAGTCCGGGATGGACTCGGTGGGGTCCATCATCGAGTCCGCGATCGACATCATCACCGCCGCATGGGACCTGTTCGGCGAGGACATCCTCAACACCCTCAAGACCCTTGTAGACACCTTCTTGGGTATCTGGAGCGGCCTTTGGCAGACCGTCGAGGGCGCATTCGAAACCTTCGCGGGCTTGTTTACCGGCGATTGGGAGAGGCTGCGCGAGGGGCTTGAGAAGATCTGGGATGGCCTGTGGAAGACGGTTGGGTCCATCCTGTCCGGCGCATTGGAGTTGATCAAGCAGCAGGTTTCCCGCGGCTGGGAGGCTGCGCGAAAACTCACCGGGGATGCGTGGGACAGGCTCGTCAAGGCCGTTTCTGATGGCATCGACAACGCCATCAAATTCGTTAAGGAGCTACCGGGCCGCATCCTTAAGGCTCTCGGTGATTTGAGCACCCTGCTGCTGCAAGCCGGGCGCGACGTGATTAACGGCCTGATCCGTGGCATCAAGGAAAAAATCGGCGACGTCATCAACACGATTCGCGATGTCGGTAACCGGATCAAGCAAAACGCTGAGGACATTCTCGGCATCGGTTCACCGTCGAAGATTTTCGCCGAATACGGCGGATGGGTGATGCAAGGCTTCGAGCAGGGATTCGTCTCTCAGGCGTCGTCTTCGCTCGTTTCCATGGACAAGATCATGGAGCAGGTGAAGACGCAAGCGTTGAAGCGGTCCCTGGAGCTGAGCGGCATTCTTAATAATGCCCAGCAGCAGCTGGCGAAGCTCACCGGCCAGCTTCCGAAGCCCAAACCCGAGGGTGTCCTGATCCAAGGGGTTGGTCCTTTGGAAACCTCGGTGGGTATCCCCGCCGAAGAATGGAAGAACCTGCCCGGCTGGTCGGAGAACGCTTTGCCGGGCGGGGTGATTCCGAGTTCGCCGCAAATCACGGTGAACATGCCCGACGCTGTGATCCGTGAAGAAGCGGACGTGTATCGGATCGCGCGTGAATTCAGCTTCGCGCTCGCAGCACGATAAGGAGGCCTTGTGAAAGTGCAGGGATACACGCCCGCTGATCTCGCACGGCTACGCACCATACAGATCAATGCCGGGCGGACACGGCCGCGGGTGCGCGAGTACCGGCAAGGGCTGCGAACCATCCGCTGGATAGGACGGCCGACCGAATCCGGCGCGATCGCAATCACCCGAGAGTACTGGGACCAGCGGCGGAGGCGCGACCGGCAAGACGCCACGGTGTATGTGCCTCCAGTGCGGGTTCCGCTGCTGATCGAAGGGGGAAGTAATGCAAACGCAGCGCCGGCCCAAGGCCGACCTGAGCGCTAATCGCAGAAGAATGCGCAAGCTGCAAGATGAACTCGCCGTCCGCTCGATGTGCGCGGAGTGGGGCGAGGATCTTGCCGCCGCGAAGCAGGCCTACGCCGAGACGGCAAATGAGGAGACTAAGACGCGGTTGCGTGGGGTGATGGATGAGCATCACCGCCGGCGTCGCTGGCTGAGGCAGGCGGCCCAGGCTCGCAATATCCAGGATGCGCTTGCGCAGATACCGGCGGATGATCCGCGGCGGGCGCAACTGGCCGACAGGTTGGCGCGTTTGGTCGAGGCGACCGGTATCGCGTCTACGGAGGTAGCGGATGCGGTGCCGCCAAGGGACGGTAAGGCGGCGCGGCCGCGGACGATTCAGGCCAAGGCGCGCGTCGCCGACGGGAGGGGAGCGTAAAAATGGCATGGTCTGGTAGCGGCATCTTCGCGAACATGTTCATTGGTCAATTCAGCGGTGTAAGCGCCGTGGATTTGACGGCCGAGACAAACATGATCGCGCTTTTCGGCGCTGGCGTGACACCGAACTATGCCACTGACACCACCTATGGCACCGGTACATGGGGCAGCGCTAATGAGGCGTCCGG